TCAACATACATCCGTTCTTCTTCGTTTATCTTCCGCCCGTTAATACTGGAAACAACGATTGTATAATAAATCATCCCGTATTGCACTTCGCCGGTTGTCCGGTCACGGAATACTGCACATTCGAACGGGTAAAGGTTCCGGTACTTTATAATCTTTTTATCAAACATTTCTGCGATGTATAAAAGCCGGAATCCGTGCCCGCATATCGTAGCCGTCTGAACCATATCCGAATTCTGATCAATACCGTGATTTACTTTTCCAAAGTTTTCCAGTACTTCCCGGTGTAGATCATATTCGCCCTGTCGAGCAAGGTTCCCCGCTTCCGTTTCCGGGCCGTAGGCTTCCTTGTCAATTGTGATTGTGATTTCGTTGCCCATATATCCGGTTTTCAGATCGACTATATCACCGGCGAAATCGCTGGGAATTTTTACGTTTACCTTTTCGTATGCCTCTACCTTCCGGGTCATAATCGGTACGGCAATTTCCCGCTGATCGTATCTTGCCAGCATCCTTTTTTCCACACCGGCCCGTTCCCGGTTGTCTTTTATAAGCCCTTTAAGTAATTCCGAAAAGATTACCCGGTTATCGGTTTCAACTATTTTAACTATGTCCGCTGTCGTCTGCATAGCACACCTCCCTGTTAACGTGGGAATGGTACAAGTATATCCGGCCTAAGGTCTATTGTCCATAACGGTTCTACCGCATACCGGCCGGCGGCAATTGTATCATCGGCGAAGGGCACGGGTTCATCAATAACGTTTCCGTCTTTATCTTCCTTCCACTTGAAATGCTGTATTTCTGACAACGAATGTGGGCACCGTTTTTCGTGTATGTGCAGTTTATGCCTTTTAATCCAGTTTATCCCCGCTAACACGGAACCCTTTCCCTTGTCGGCCCCACGGAGCCTCCGGTATCCGGCTTGTTGAAATTCAAGTATGTATGCCGGTGATGCTGAATCGGCAAGTATCTCTGCATATTCCAGATCATACTTTTCTTTGTACGGTTCCATTTCGGCCACGAATTGTGCATTTGTTGTCCGCTTCAAATACAACTCATCGTGCCAATATAGTTCCCCGTCTTTCAATCCCAACACTACGAAAGCGTTCGCATGGTTAAATCCGAAGTCTATCCCGAACAATAATTGATCATAGTCTTCCGGCTTATAATCGAATTCCTCTGCCGTCCAGTTCGTAAAAATAAGATTGCCGAGTACTCCCCATTGGCCGAGACAGTATACCTGATAATAAACGTAATCGACATCCCAAAGCCCTTCCAGTTCCGCCCGGTATTCGTCGTCTATGAATGCATTATCGTTATATGTCGTGTGACTGATATAAGTATTCGGTTGTGGAAAATCAAAGAAATGTCCTTTCAACCAATGCGTCTGCGATATTGGGTTAAAGGATAATATCATCTGTTTAGTCGCTTCCGTTATACCCCGCAACCGAAGATTCAACTGCACGAGATCATTCAACTCGCATTCGCTTGCTTCCTCTACCCATATTTTTGTAGGCTCCCGAATTGATTTCAGCTTTTCAACGTCATCCAGCCCAAGGAATATTGCGTCGTTACCCGTAATCTTTGAGTATACGTACAAATCCCCTTCCCGGATTATGAAGTGTTCGTATAATCCCAACTCAATGATTATTTCTTTTATGATTGTAAATACGGAATTCCTGAGCGTCCGGGCAACCTTTCGTATCACAATCCATCGTTCTTTATCCCGACTGAAAGCCAAGGTATACACAACCTTCTGAGCGATAGCATAGGTTTTTCCACTCCCGGCACCGCCGTAGCACACTTGCCAGCGGCTTTTATTGTTCAGCAGTGAATATAACAGTTCGTTCCCGCTTATATTCACTTCCATTTTTATTCTTTGCCTTTTTTTGGCTTTTCAGGTTTCACTATTTTCAGCGTTACTGAAAAATCGTTATCCTGCGTGATCAATTCCATAGTGCTTATCGGGCGGCCGAATCTATGTTCGATTAACATTCTACGTGACTGCCCGTCCTTATTTACGGCGTCCCTAAACATCTTTTCGAGCAGTATCTGCGCCCTTTCCATCTTTACCTTTCTGCGTGTGCCATCCTGATTCGACAATTCGATCTGTTCTTTAACTGCGAGAAATGTATCAAGTATTTCTTGGAATTCACTCTTTTTCGGGCGGCCTTTCCTGTTTATGTTTTCCGGGTGTTCGTGAAAACCTCCCTTCGCCCGGGATTCATTACTTTGCGCCATTGTATCCCCGTAGCAATTCTACCGATTGCCCTGTTGCCCGTTTGTATCTTCGTGCACCTTGTTTTTTCTCGGCATACTTTTTACAACCCTGATATGACAACAATTTGTCGAAATTCTCCGCTGAATTGGTGAACCAATACTCGAATTCGTCGATTTTATGTGTCGATATTTGTCCTCCAGCTGAGGATTTTCCTATTATGTATTTGAAATTGTTAAGTTTCTGCCGTGTCCAGTGTCTCCCGATATGTTCTCCCTTCTTCGCATTTACCGCTATCGGCTGATACTTCATTGGGAATGCCACGAGATCTAAACCCGTTTCTTTTTGTAATTCCACCATAGTGCGCAACCTGTAATATAAATCCTGTGGTGTGTCTGTAAAATTATAGAGAACGTACGAATATATATTCCATCTCGATATTTCCGCCACGAGCCTTACGGCTTTCTGGAAGTGTCCGTCTTCATGCATCCCGTCAAAGGCGAAGCGCATTGGGTCGAACGGGATGCTTTTCAAGATTGCGGCTTTTTCCTTTGTGAATAGGCGGCAATCCAGACCCTGATTAAAGTCGATTTTTCTTATGTTTGTCTGTGCTACTACTTCGCCCATTTTTTCGACATCTTTCTGTATATCTGCTGATTTTTTCGCCAGCCAATTATTGTCATAAAATAATATTTTTTCGGAATCTTTGTGTATATCACCCGGCCATATCTTCCGTTGTGTAAATTTCGGTTCAACCTTTGGCACCATGCAGAATTCGCATTTTCTCACACATCCACGACTCGTGTGTGTAATGCTTTGCTTCGGTATATAATCGAGCAAAGTAAAATCGCTATTATACTTTTCCGCTTCCGGCATAATCCCTTTATGCACCAACGCCCCCGCTTTTATAAACCTTTCCGGGAATAGCGTGGCCGATACGCCTCCCGCCCGGACGACGGGACACCTGTTTTTTGCCTCTAAAATTATTCCGAGATCGTGCGCTATGTCGAAACTAAAAACCGTACTTACCCAAATCTCATCAGCCTCGTTCACCTTTGGTAATGTGCCATTATAAAGTTTGCAGTCGTCTCCACGGTCTTTAAGCATTGCGCCTATTTTTAACAAGCCAATAGGATATAATCCTTTTTTCGGGCTTGCGCTTATTAAAGCAATCCGCATAACTTCAACACTCCCTTACCCCGTCCCGGTCCCGTATTATCGAACCCGTTTGCCAAATACTGTTCAACCTGTTCCCTGTATTTCTCCGGCACTTCTAATATTATGGCAACATCTTCCCAACCGTTCAAGGCCGTGTCATCTTCTTCTATTTCTTTATAATCTTCTATTTCGACGTCCCGCAATTCCAGTTCTCCTGCGCTAAGCCGAAATGCGCCCCAATCCACTTCGAGTTCGCTGGCAAACCGAATAACACTGTCGAGTGTCATCTGCCCGAATTGGCTTGATATGTACAATAGTTTTTCTTTGGCATCCTTTAAAGATTTTGCCTTAATATAAACGACGGGTAATTTTGGTATTATATAATTCTTTTTTTCGAGCATTCGTAATACAGTTATTCTTTGTGTTCCGTCCAAAACAGAATATACGCTACCGCTTTTCAGTTTCTTTTCCCATATAAATATCGGTGCCATAAAACCATGCTTCAATATACTTGCTTCAAGGCGTTCTGCGTCAGCCGTCGAAAGAACCTTTAAGTCGCCCTGTATTGTAACAACCTTTTCGAGCGAAAGAAAATCCGTTCCTGTGCATTCTATTTTTACTGACAACTTATCCCCGTTCACTCAGCGTCCCCCTGCAAGGCGTTATTTTATGCCTTTATTTTACCCCGTTTTGAAAAATCCTCCCGGTTATCTATCAGCCATTGTACCCGGGACAATACAGCTTTTTTATCAATATCAATTCCCCGGCCAAGCAAAGTATTAATAAATGTTTCGATGCTTTTTACTTCATCACCTTCTTCGCCCTGAACATAGTGTGGACCGACCGACGAATCGAACCGAAAAGTATTATGTAATGCCATATACAATTCACTTGAATCAATTATTTGTTTCTGATTAAAGCCCCGGATACCTCCGCCCATTTTGCCTTGGCGTTTTATAACGGTTTTAATGTCTGCCTTCGGCATTTCTGTTATTGTACCCCGGGAACAATCTATTACTTGCTGTGCATCCTGTCGCCACGCCGAGAAAAAATTCACCTTGTAGAATATTTGCATCTTATCGGTTTTGACACCGTTCGGAGCCGTGTGCTGAATGTTCGGGCCGTGTGAATATTCATCCACCGTCGGAACCGTTCCGGGCCGCCACGTTCCATCTTCATTTAATGACCATGGAGTAAACCGGCAAACATTATCCGGGTATCCGAAATCCGCCCCGAGAATAAATACCCTATCGACTCCCATGAAATCAATAATGAAAAGCTGACACGCAAGGGCACATGAAAACATCATAACTTCCGTTTTAATTGCCGGCGTCAATGCATTCTGTTCTTCGTCGACATACGAGTATCCCATATTTTGTGGATTACGATAAAAAGCAACCTGTGGTTCCTGCTTTCGGAATAAAATTGCTTCCTCTGTCTCCGGCCAGAAATTTATTAACGGTTGATCCATGCCGGGATGTGTTACTAGTTTCATACCCTTTAGCGGAGCATTGCCCAATTCTCCGGGATTGCTGTCCCGGTCGAGGGCGAGTACATATTCCGGCACCCTGCCGTATTTAATAAGGGTTGCCGCTTGCGACGTTGAACATATTATCGGGTGCTTCCAGTCTTTAAGAAATGGCAAACCGTCTTCAAGTGACGGGCCGGAACCGATACAGATTGCCGGTTCTCCTTTGTGTTTATTTTTATATTGTAACAGATCGTTCCAATTACCCGCAACCAAATTATCCATTATTTTTTTATGATTAAAAAAACTATTTCTTATTTCCGGCACCAAATGTTTCCGTCGGGTCGAATCGTTAACTTCGTCACAATTCGTTTTCATTATCATCCTTTCATCGGTTTCCACTTTTTAACCCCTTTTATAGCTTCGCCGTTGACATCGTAAAACCTGTCATGCTTATACATAACGATCCCAACATTCGATTCCACATATTCCCGATACGGAGGATATCCCTTTTCCAGTAATTGCCAATATTCCGTTTTCGGTTTTTCTTTTTTTTCCGGTTCCGTTACATCACTCATACTGCACCTCCATTAATCAAAGCAATCTTTACCATATCTATCCAACACATAATGCTGAAATAACAGTTCGCAAAATTCAAAATCCCATTTATAATCAATATCATATATCTGCCAGATTTCAGCATCGACGGGGATGTATTCAGTGTGTACTTTTTTCAGCATATATCTTCCCCCGTCCCTGTCCATTATACTATCATATTTATCGCCTCTATTCCACTGCTTAAAACATTCTTCGGTTTTCTGTATTCCAAGCCCAGCAATTTCCAGATATCCGAATCGTTTATCCCATATCTCTGTAACGAATCGGCCTTTTTTATTTGCTTTTATTAAACACGTTTCTTTTCTTCGGTACATTAAATCCGCCCGGGTAACATCGCCCTGCATATACCGTTCAATTACCCGATCGTAATCACCGGGCTTTTTTAGTGGCGATGTACACAGCGGCCCTATTATAGCATCGTAATGCTTTCCCTCTGCCATTAGTTTTTCAACCGCTCTTTTTTGTGGCACCCCGGCAGTAACGTCGGCTTCTTCTTTTTCCCTCATGATTATCTGCGCCCCGTATTCCTGCCCAATCTTTGCATATTCTTCGCTGTCGGTGTTCAGATATACATCTGTAACATACCGGCTTTTCCGTGCCTGTAAAATTGTCCACGCCATTAATGGTCGCCCGCAAAACGGAAGGATATTTTTATTCTTTAATCTCATCGAACCTTCCCGGGCCGGAATAATTACTGCTATTTTCATGTTGCCTCCTAAAATAATTGTAATTGTGAATCTAACTCTTTTGGAAAAGCCTTCACAAATACTTTGTGTATATATTCCTTTTCTTCTTCTGTTCGCAAATAATTTATTTCTATATCGTGATATTGTTTTAATTTCCACCCGTTCCGGTGCATAATTGTATATGCCTGCTTTAAAGTTTCTGCATCTTTTTCAATATCGCCAACCAACCCCATAGTCATATTTATTCCTTTACCGCCCCGGCCGTTAATCCTTCTGTAAATTGTTTTTGGAATATTATAAATATAATTAACATCGGAATAAAAAGTAAAACGCCACTTGCCAGCTGTAATCCTATCGGAGAAAGGTCTGCCCCGTAATCTTGGCCACGCTTCATCATTGTTGTTATAATCCCGACGACATATGTATATTTATCCGCACTCGTTAGCACTATTTTTTGCCATATATAATTGGTGATTAATGTTAATGATTGCAGTATCATAATTACCCCGAACACCGGCTTGCTTAATGGTAAAATTACCTTTCGTAGTATTTGGAATTCCGTCGCCCCTTCCAGCCGTCCAATTTCAATAAGCGATACCGGTATCGTGTCGATATAATTCTTTGTTAAAAATATCAATAACGGGCTGTATATATCAGGCAACAACGCCCCGAACAATGTGTTCTTTAATCCAATTGTTTTAATGATAACCGATAATGATATTAAAAGAGAATACCGGGGAATCATCATAGTTACCAAAACAAAGTAATAGGTCAGCCGAATAAGCAAATATTTTTTGTATATTGAAAAAGCGTACCCGGCAGTAAAAGTAACGCATAAACATAAAAACATCCCGGTCGACAATAATATTAAAGTGTTTTTCAACCAAAGCAAAACAGGCTGTGAAAGCATCAATTTATAATTTAATATATCCGGCTCGGATGGGAAAAACCTTGGCGGGTAGACAAGCACACCTTGCGCATCAGATAAACTTCCGGCGATCATCCAGTAAAGCGGGAAAAATAATATCGCTGTAAATAGAATTATAAATACTCTTTTAATCTTTTTCCCCCTTTGTTTCCAGCTTCCGCTTTATAATAGATATTGCCGAAACTACAACCATAAGCACTACAGCTTTCGCCGCCCCTAACCCATATTTTGAAGATGCGAATGCAGTATCCCAAATATCGTACATTAAATTATTAGCCGACTGCACCGGAGCCATTAAATACAACGTCTCCCACATCTGAAAACCCATTAATAGTTGCAATAACATTAGTATAAGAACCGTTGGCATTATTAACGGCAAGGTTATCCGCAATTTTATTTGTATATTTCTCGCACCGTCCATAACTGCCGATTCATATAATTCCCGGCTTATACCTTTTTCCGATGATAAAAGAATTAAAATATTTCCCCCAACTAATGATAAGATCATTGAGAACGCTACGGAAAATATTGCTATATACCGCCCTCCCAACCATATAACCGGCTCGATTCCAAGTAATCCTATTATATAATTTGCAAGCCCTACGGTTGGATGGTATATCCACTTCCATACGGTCGTTATTATTAATCCTGCCGTGAAGGTAGGAATAAAAGCAACGAACCGAATATATGATTGCCATTTTGTCGACATATCCATCGCCACGAAGGTTACAAATAATGCTGTCGTCGTTTGCACAATAACGAAAAACAAAGCATATATTAAACTGTTTACAAGTATCCTTATAAATACAGGATTCTGGAATACCTTTATATAATTATTTAAACCTATGAATTCCGTCACTATATAATTCGATTTAAACAACGATAATTTTATCGTCATTAAAAACGGTAAATAAAAAACAATACTCCCGGCAATTAAAACCGGGAGTATCATTAAAATCGCTGAACGTTTCATTCTTCCTGCAATATAACGGTAACAGCTTCGTCGTATTTCTGTACCAGTTCTTCGGGCGTAATCTTACCGTTAAACAATTCCTGATTCAGCGGGAAAATCTGTTTTCGTATCTCGCTGAAAACCGGCAGAGCCATACCGATATCATAGTATCCATTCGTTTTTACTATTTCATTTATCTGTTGCCAATACGGGTCGTTATTTACAAATGATACCGTTCTTTTCGTAGGATACTGTGCTTTAACTTCAACATAATATTTCTGAACAGGCTCGGCTTGCATACATTCCAGCATATAAATAATCATTTCGTTTTTCTTTTTATCGCCGGAATCGATGGCAACATATCCGGGGAATGAACCGCATGCTGGAGTACCCGGAAGACCGTCTTTATGCGGGAAGGCAACAAAAGCATAGGGGAACCGTTCATATCCCTGTTCTTCCACCGCTTTAAAATATGGTTCCATCCATGCAGGATAAAATCCGGTTGCCAGTATTTCACCTCTGGTCACTTGCAATACATAATCATCGTCTACAAGTACGGCGGATTCTTTCGGGATATATCCCCGTTCATGCATTTCTTTCCAGAATGTTACTGTCTCCAGACCCTCCGGCGAATCGACAAGACTCTCTGTATAATCTGAATTGTAAAGTTTCGCTCCGAAGGTTGCAAACCAATTCATATACAGATAATCACCCGACTGATTTCCGCAGAAAAATCCGGTTGCATAATATCCGGCATTTTTTGCTTTTTCAGATAGTTCAATAAATTCCGATAGCTTCCATCCCTCCGGCCCGGGAAGGGTTCCGCCGATTTCTTCCAGTATATTAAGATTTACAGCCATGCCCTGATACCCGCCGAATCCGGGAAGCCCATACACACCGTTTCCCCGCTTCATCAAATTGATCATATCCGGGAAATATTCTTTAAGATCGATTTTATCCGATAGTTCAATTGCGAATCCGGGCATTGCATACTTTGAAGCCCTTCCAAGAAAATCCATATAAATGTCGGGCGGGTTCCCCTGTGCAATCATAGAATCAATTGTGATTGTGCTTCCGTTCGAAAGATCGATCGGAATATATTCGACCGTTACATCGGGATACCTTTTGTGGAAAAGCGTTTCGACAATCTGTATCTCTTTATCCCCCGGATCGATGTTACGAAGAATTTTAATTACCGAAAGGTCAGCTTCCTCTTTATCGCCTCCGGCAAATAGTCCTGCCGAAAGAAACGCCAGCACAAAACACAACAGAAAAATCTTTTTCATCTTTCCCCTACCTCTCTCAATATTTTTTCAACGTCCTCTACAGAACGCACGATTGAATATAGTACCCCGAAATAAGTATATTTATCCCGCCACGCTTCCTGCCCTTCAGACAATTTGCCTTTTTCATTTTTTACTTCTATCGCCACCAACGCACCGATCTGTTTACCGTGTATGCTCAATTTGGGATATACAATAAAAATATCCGGCGCACCGATTTCTCCGAATTTTACCTTCCCTCGTCCCCCGGTATTACTTCGCCAAAAAATTAAATCTTTTCGGCCTTTGAGATATTTAATGATTTCAGATTGTATTTGTATTTCGGTTGCCACAATAGCTTCCTATTAAAGCCGGGGATTTCTCCCCGGCAGGGGGAAATAAGATATTGCCTTAACCTCTTCAGAAAAAGCAACATAGGTATTATACCATATTTTTTGTTTTTTCGCCAGCCGTGGTTATTATTTTTTCAAGCTGTTCTATCTTTTTTATTAATTCATGTATCACCCTTTCATATTGCAATAACTGCCTTTTTTTAAGTTCGTTATCATTTTTTAATTCTTCTATCAATATTTTTTGTTCGTCCATTTTTTCTCCAAATGTCCTTACCCGGCCGCCGGGCTTACCGGGTAAGGACTATTCGAGTTTAAAGCACCAACGCTAGGGTCGCTGGTACTGCCACAGCTCATCATTGCCCGACGTAATTGAAGTAATCCGGTATTCCGTCAACGACAGAATATTACCCGGTATTCGGAACCTCGGGGCTTGAACCCGATGGACAGCCTGCCGTTGTCTCATATGCCCTGCCGGTCCCGATGGTTCATTTTCCTTCCTCCCATATTGGACCTGCCGGGAATTGAACCCGGGTCCGGCGGTTCGCTTATGCGGGTCTCCGCCGTCGACTACCATACAGGCCCGATATGTTATTCCGTTTCCTCCCTCACTCTATCCCCTCCGACAAAATAGTCCATGCAAGCGCTGCCACCGCCGGAACCTGTCCATTTCCAATGCATCGCAGGCGGTCCACCCGATGGGCCACCCCATTAGCCACTCGACCCATGCTGGGTTCAGCGCCGCCTTCTCCGTCTGCTGGATCTCGACGCCACCATTGCTCGGCATCCGGCGTTGAAGGCGCCCGCCCTTGTCGAGTCTCGCCAGCGTGTCCCAGCTCGCCCCGCAGTCCTTGCCCTTCGAGGCAACCGGCGTCGGCCACTGGCGCACCGCCACCACCTCCTCTAGGTTGCCCTTGTGCCCTTTGTCGATGCCATGCCGCACTGCTACCGGCCTGGTCATCTGACATCGCGGCGTCGGCCACTGGCGCACCGCAGTGGCCAAGCCGTCCCCGCTCTTCTCGCTCGAGCCCTTGCGGTTGTAGTTGCCGCTCACCGTAGCAGTCGGCCACGATCCAGATGCGTTCTCGCTTGTGCGGAGCTCCGGCGTCGACCGCTCCAAGCACGCCCCATTCCGCATCATACCCCATCGCGGCCAGGTCTCCGAGTACGACTCCAAGCCCCCGAGAAGTAAGCATTGGGCTGTTTTCCACGAAGACGAACCGGGGTCGAACCTCGCGAACCACCCTGGCCATTTCCCGCCAGAGTTGCGACCGCTCCCCCTCAATGCCAGCTCCTTTTCCTGCTGCTGAAATGTCTTGACATGGGAAGCCCCCGGTAATGAGATCAACTCGCCCTTTCCATGGTTTACCGTCAAACGTTGTAATATCGTCCCAGATTGGAAAAGCCGGCAGTATTCCGTCCCGCTGCCTGGCAAGCAATACCCGCCGAGGATAGTCTCCGATTTCGACGGCGCAAACTGTTTTCCATCCCAAGAGATAGCCTCCGAGGATACCACCTCCTGCCCCTGCAAATAATGCCAGCTCATTCATTCATCCCCCTCTGGACCTACCCGGGCTTGAACCGGGGCCAAACGGCTGTGTGCCGTCGACTACCATACAGGCCCGATATGTTATTCCGTTTCCTCCTCACCGTACAGAGCATCCTCAAACCGTTGAAGGTCTTTAATGATATCCTCGTCGTGTTCGAAGACAACCTTTGCTCGGGGACAATTTCTGTTAGCTACCTCCGCACCAAGGCCAAGCAATGCGCCGAATAACTGCCACTCGCCGGTGTGTAGTAGAAGCTTCCCGGCGTTCTGTAACGTCATCCCTTCCTCGCCGATGAAGATCGTTTCTTCGATTCGTCCGGAAGAGATAACCTTGCCTCTTAGTTTTATGATCGTCATTCCGTTTCCTCCTTTTCAAATTCCATTAGATTCGACTGCTTCTGTGATTTTATAGATTTTCATTTATTCGCTTCTCTGCAATTTTGAAATACTCAGGGTCTAACTCTATCCCAATAAAGTTTCGGTTTAAGTTTTTACAGGCTACTCCTGTTGTTCCACTACCAGCAAATGGGTCAAGTATTGTATCTCCTTCGTTACTCCAAGAAAGAATATGGGCATGTGCGAGTTTTTCTGGAAATGTTGCTGGATGTTCCTTTATGGGAGAATTACAAGATAAATCCCAAACATTATCAGCAAGTTTGTCTGTAGTTTCTGACATTGTATTTGCTAATTTTAATTCACCATTTGGATAACGAAATGTCCTTGTTTTTGCTACGCCTTTAGTTTTTCTCTCAATTCGTATTCCATTAAATGTTTTTGGCTTCCCTTTGGAAAGGACAAACATAAACTCAAATGATGGATTGTATCTATTGTGGTGATATGGAGTTGGATTTGTTTTTCTATATATCATCGTATCGTGCAAATTAAATCCACACTCCTTAGCCCACAACGCTTGTTTGAAAGATGTCCCTGTTTCACTTCCTTTGATAGTGGCATCCCCTACTACCCAAACCACAACCCCGCCGTCTTTTATCACTCTAAATAATTCTTGAATTACAGGTTCCCAAATATGTTCTCCCCAATCCAAACTGCCGTTA